TAAGACTATTGCTTTGACTAAAGAAGAAATGAAAAGCAAAACAGATTTGATACAAACAGAAGTAGAAATGCTTATGAGTGAAATGGAAATGATGATGTCGGAAATCCGCTTAGTGAGTGATGTGGCAAACGAATTGAAAAACGACCTTCGGCAAGATGTAAGAAGAGTAGAGAAAATTGTCAATGATGTAGAACAACAAGTTAAAGAAGATGCTAGAGATAATTCAAAAGATTTAAAAATTGCAATAGATACCGTTGAAGAAGATATGACAAAATTAAAAACGGATTTAGAAGAAAAAATGAAAGAATTACAAGAAAGTATTGATAAACAAATTAAGCTAACTCTTGCTAACCCATTAGCACAAATGAATAAATAATGAAGATATCAGATAACACAGCGATTAGTATGCCTATGAGAAATCTCATTGGGTTGATCGCGGCTATAGGGATTGGTATATTTGCCTACAGTGATTTGACACAGAGACTAACAGAGTTAGAAACTGCAAGACAATTGATGGAAGCAGACTTGCTCAAGAAAGCTGAGCAAACGCCCGTGGACCAAGAACAATATATGCTTATAGAATTTATCGCAGGACAGTTCGAGGTTATGGAATCAGAAGTACAGTCTATTGAATCAAATAATATAAACATAGACTTTTTACAAACACAAGTTGAGAAACTACAAAACGATGTAGAGACATTAAAAGATAAGGTAAGACACAATGGTGGTTGAGACAGTATTCGCAATGATGATGATCGTAAACGGATCAATGGATGGGTTTATGAAAACAGATGGTTTATCTCATTGCCTTAAAGTTAAAAGAGAAAGTGAACGCAACTTAGCAGATAACAGATCAAACGTTATTCGTTATGAGTGTGGTCAAGTAATAGCAGAGTTGGAACCAGACTCAGAGGGTGTATTAAAAATAAAAAAGATTGTAGAACGTAAATAATGGCTGTTAAAATTCCTAGTAACGAATACTTTACTCCCATTAAAAAAAGAACTAGTATAGGGCGTTCTTCAAAAAGTAGACCGAAGAATAAAAACAAAAGACGTCAATTCGTCAAATATAGAGGACAAGGATAATGGGTAAACTATGTGCTAAAGGTAAAGCTGCCGCAAAAAGAAAATTTAAAGTTTATCCGTCCGCTTACGCTAACATGTATGCAAGTTCAATTTGCTCTGGCAAAACAGTTGAGGGTGGAAAGAAAAAGAAAAAAGCTAATGGTGGCATGATTAATAAAGTTTCACAGCAACGAAAGAAAATATCTAACTTCAACCAAGGTGGAATTGCAAAAGGTTGTGGTGGAGTTATGGAGAATAAACGTAAAGTAACTACTATTACGTAATGGCTAAAAAAGGATTAAGAGCATGGGTGAAAGAAAAATGGGTGGATATTGGAGCCCCAAAGAAGAACGGAAAATATCAGCCTTGTGGAAGATCAAAGGGGAGCAAAAGAAAATATCCAAAGTGCGTTCCACTTGCAAAAGCCACACGGATGACAAAGTCGCAAAAGGCGAGTGCTGTCAGCAGAAAGAGAGCTGCGGGTAATCCTGGTGGAAAACCAACTAATGTCGCAACATTTGCAAAGAAAAATAAAAAACGACGTACGTAAGTGGTCAGAAGAATTTTTAGAAATACCTAATAAACATTTAGGTGGAATGCCTGCTTGTCCCTTTGCAAAAAAAACTTGGAAAGATGATAAAGTTGTTGTTGAGGTAAAAAGAAAATTTAAACAATATAAATCAGAATTAAATACTCATTTAAAACAATTAGACTTTAGTGTTCATGAAATATTAATTTTTTGTGATCCATATTTCAACTATACATTAGATCAATTTCAAGACATTATAGATGACTATAATGATTGGTATAATAAGAAGGATATATTTTTTATGGGTTTTCATCCCCTCAATCCAGCGAACGAGGAAGAACAAGAGTTTTTGGTCACTCCAAATGGGGACACCCCTATTATAGAAAGTGATTTAGAATATTCTATGGTCTTAGCACAAAAGTTCTCGCAATTACAGGAAGCTTCTGATAAATTACACAGAATTGGTTATTATAAGAAATGGCCGACCGGGTACTATCAAGACGTTGTAGTATCTAGACATAAAACATATAAACGAATATTCGGAGGTCGAAATGAAGAAAAAGTCAGTTAAGAAACGTGGCGGTGGCATGATGCAAAAAATGATGGGTGGCGGAATGATGGGCCCTAAAAAGAAACAAGCTATGAAAAAAGGTGGCGCTGTTAAGAAACGTGGCGGTGGCATGATGAAGAAGAAAAAGTAAATGCCAACTTATGCTACAACAGCAGATTTTGATTTATCTATAGATGATATAGCAGAAGAAGCTTTTGAACGATGCGGTCTTCAAACTCGTAGTGGATACGATATAAAGACCGCAAGACGTTCTATTAATCTTATGTTAGCTGAATGGGCTAACAGAGGATTAAATCTTTGGACAATTCAAAAACAAGAAAAAACTTTACCTGCAACAACAACAGAATTATCAGGCACAAGTTTATTTGGTTCAGGAGCTAATTCAGCTCAACAAATAATAGACATTACAGATGTCGTGATCCGTGATTCGAGTAACAATGAATTTTCAACGACATCAATAAGTCGTTCTACATATTTAAATTATACAGTTAAAACAACCAGCGGAAGACCAAGTCAATACTACTTTGAGCGTACGATAAACCCAAAGCTATTTCTATATCCTGCAGCCGATACAACGTACACTCTAGTATATTATGCTCTTGTTCGGATGAAGGACTCGGGCGCTTACACAAATAATGCTGAGATTCCTTTTCGATTTCTTCCATGTTTAACTGCTGGATTAGCTTATTACATAGCAATGAAAAAAGCGCCAGACAGAATTCAATTATTAAAACAAATTTATGAAGATGAATTTCAAAGAGCCGCAGATCAAGATGGTGAAAGAACAAGTTTATTTTTAACACCTAAAACTTATTTACCTGGAGTTTAACAATGGGCAAATATGCGTCTGGTAAATTTGCACAAAGAATATCAGATAGATCTGGTATGGCTTTTCCATACAATGAAATGGTGCAAGAGTGGAATGGTTCTTGGGTTCACATTAGTGAGTTTGAACCTAAACAACCTCAACTAGAACCTTTACCAATTGTAACAGATCCTCAATCTTTACAGTATGCTAGATCTCAAGTAGCTAATTCAAGAGTTTTTGTTGGAGGTGCTACAGGACCTGTAAATGCAGGAAGAACAGTAGTCAAACCAACAACTGGAGATGCTGCTTATGACGGTGAGGGGTTTGGATTACAAGTAAATCAATTTCAAACATTGGATATGCCTGTTACCAATTATTATGCAAACGGGGTAGCTTATGCCTCTACACAAAAAAGCATGATGCCTTTAAGTGTACAACAACCAAATAAACCTACACAGTTGAATTCTGGCGTAGGTAATGTTACAGTGAGCACGTCATGACCGATTATTCCGATTTAACAGATAACGTAAGAAATTATACAGAAACAAGCACTAATGTGCTTTCTAATGCTGTTATTCAACCTTTTATTGAATCTATTGAAGATAAGGTAAGAAGAACAGTAGATTTAAATTATTATAGAAAATACGATACAGCAACACTAACAATTAATAATCCTTTTTTACCACTTCCTGCTGATTGGGAAGCAACGAGATATGTTCAATTAATAGATTCTGGTGATGATAGATCTTACTTGATACAAAAAGATATTTCGTTTATGAATGAATACGCACCCGATAGAACGTCCACTGGAGCTGCAACGCCTAAATATTATGCGATGTGGGATCAGGACACACACTATCTTGCGCCAACCCCGAACGCTGCATTAACTGTAGAGCTCGCATACACGTATAAGCCTCCTGGTTTAACAAGTACGAATACATCAACTTGGTTAAGTCAGAATGCTCCAAACGTGCTGTTGTATGGTTGTATTTTAGAAGCACTTGGATACTTGAAAGGTCCAGCAGATATGATACAATACTACGATAAAATGTATAATCAATCTGTACAGGCTCTAGCCACATATGAGATGGGGCGTGACCGTAGAGATGAATTTCGGGACGGCGTTATTCGTATCCCTCTCGAATCAAGGAACCCATAGGAGATTATTATGGCAATTACTCAAGCTGTATGTAACAGTTTTAAAGTGGAGATCCTGAAAGGCCTACACAATTTTACGGCAACGACAGGGAACGCTTTTAAACTAGCACTATACGATAACGAAGCAACTTTAAGCAAATCAACAACTGCTTTCTCAGGAACTGATGAAGTAGCAAACTCAGGCACTTATTCTGAAGGTGGTGGAGCGTTAACATCTGTTACGCCAGCACTATCTACAGATACGGCTGTTTGTGATTTTGCAGATATTTCATTTACAAGTGCAACTATTTCAGCACAAGCTGCTGTTATTTATAATAGTTCAACTGTAACTGGATTAACTACAAATGCATCTGTTTGTGTCTTAGATTTTGGTGCGGTTAAAACTTCAACTTCAGGAACATTTACAATTACGTTCCCTGCTGCTGAAGCAACTGCTGCAATTCTAAGAATCGCATAGGAGATAAAACATGGCCTCTATCCAAGGATGGGGCCGACAGACCTGGAATTCGGGTGCTTGGAATACCTTTGCACCCGTTGAAGCCACTGGTAATGGTCTCACTTCAACAGTTGGTTCCGTATCTACAATAACAACCAATATTT